ATGAGAGAGTTGACTACAGGTGAAGGTGACATAGCGCCTACTGCAGAAACTTCCACAAAACCGCAATTGGACCTGGATTTGGCGGAATCAACCGTGAATTTTGAAACGATTGCAGGTTGGCTCCGCGTCACCCGCAAGGCTATGAACAACATTCCGGGGTTTATTGCTTGGCTGCAAAGAAGGCTTCCTGAAAAATTGATGCGTGTTGAAGATGCACAAATACTGTATGGGGATGGCAATACTCCGAATTTAAAAGGTATCAGCCATGCCGATAATAATACAGCAGAAACTTCCACAGCTACAGTATTGGCAGAAAAGATCATTGACGCGATCAGTCAGTTGGAAGACGATAACGAACGCTATGCTACAGGTGTTGTTATTAGGCCGAAAGAGTATTACAATTTCTTCAAAAATAAAGCAAGTGGATCAGGTGAATATGATCTGCCCCGCAATTTCATTTTCGTAAATGGTATTCTGTCTGTATCTGGTATTCCTGTTATTCCGACTACTGCAGTAACGGATGGAGATTTCTTTGTCGGCGACTGGACAGATGGTGCACAACTGTTGATCCAGGAAAGTATGCGGATGGAATTCTTTGAACAGGATGGAACTAATGTCAGAGAAAATAAAGTTACAGTCCGTATTGAAGAAACGGTCGCATTCCCTGTTTATGGCGAAAGCTATTTCATTATGGGTGAAGTACCTGCAGAATCGTAATCGTGAATTACAGAAGGAATGAAGATAAGCTGGTAAGTGATTCTCCAATTGGGGCTGCTTACAATCACATCTATAGTGTGGATGATATTTCTATCGAAAGTGGTGAGCCGACCGAACCGGTTACGCTGCAAGAAATGAAAGATTATCTGAGAATTGATGGATCGCAAGATGACAGTCCCGGTGATGAGTTTGATTTCGACGATGAGTTGATAGAGGATTTAATCGCTGAAGGCAGAATATGGGTAGAAAATTTTACAGGTCTTCATTTAATACAAAAGTCATTAAAAGTAGTTCTTTTAAATCAGGCCGGCATGATTGAATTACCGGGGCCGGTAACCAGTACGGTTGTAATTAAAAATATGGATGGTGAAGTTACCGATGCTGACACGTATGTTTTTATTGGTTCATCATTCCTGAAGTTGGTTACCCCTTTTTGTGACAAGATCATTTTAGAGTACGAAGCTGGTTATACAAGGACAACAACTCCAAGAGGATTGAAGGGAGCAATAAAAGCTTACGTGGCTGACCACTTTGAATATAGAGGTGATGATGATAAGACAGCGAATGAAAGAGCAGCAAGAAAGGCACGTCCATATCGAAGACTTTCAACTTTTGTATAATGGGAATTGGTCAACGAAAACGGATCACGCTATCGCAGGTTTTGGTTACTCAAAACTCCGAGGGAGAAAACATTGAATCGGAAGGAGCTTTTTTTAAAGCATGGGCAGAAGTTTCCAATCCATCTGGGTTCAGGGATTATATAAACGGTCAAACTCAATTAGGAAAAAATAAAAAGTTCCTTATAAGGTTCAGATTTGACCGCTATCCAAATGCCGATTGGAAAATAGTTTATGAAGGTAAGCAGTGGACAGTTTCGGAGATAACCAGAGTAAGTGAAAAGAATTTCTATTGGGAACTAAGGGCAACAAGCAAAAGCGATGTTTAAAGTTTCTATAACAGGATTAGCGCAATTCAAAAAAGAAATTGCTACAGCATCGAAACAAATAAAAGAAATAGTAAGCGCAGAAGTACAGGCAGCGGGAGCAGAGTTTGTTTCATTAGCTCGTAGAGATGTGCCGGTTGACCAGGGAGCTTTGAAAGGATCTATTTCGTATTTCATGCAGAATGATTTAAGTGCTGTCATTGTTGCTCAAAAGTTCTATGCACCTTTTATCGAGTTCGGAACGAAAGGGAAATACACACCGATACCAGGGACCGAAGATATAGCAGCTCAGTTTAAAGGATACAAAGGCGGAGATTTTATGGAGTTGTTAAGAATGATAGTAAGGTGGGTAAACCGAAAAGGAATAACAGGAAGATATAGTGTTAAGACGAGAAAAAGAGTAGGCAGTAAGATTGACCGGCTGGCCGAAGATTATGCCGCAGCGTGGCCAATAGCTCTTTCAATTTTAAAGAATGGAATTAAGCCACATCCTTTTTTCTTTAAACAGATGGAAGTGGTTTGGCCGAAGATGGTGAACAATATTGAAAAAGCTTTGAAATCACAGACAAGAGTGAGTATCATTTTACCAGGTGAGTTAAGAAAACCTGTAATAGTATGAAAAACGTAAACGGACAAATTCTAAAAGCATGGTATGTACTGTTAAGCGGAAATATTTCTGTTCCTGTTTATCGTACTGATGCGCCGTCTACCGAGACTGGTAATTATGTTTTATTAAGAGTGGAGTCAGACCTTGAAAGGAGTAATAACCATTCATTCGTAACGGCTCCGGTGATAATTACAGAAGTGGTGACAAAATTTAGGGCAAGCATAAATGATGGATTGGCGATTGATATTGATAATGAAATAGGAGTTCTGTTAAAATCGAGTTCCGGCACTCACAACTTACCTGCCCAGGATGACATAGAGATAGTTGACGTACGACGGACGAACGCTACATACATAAATGAGGATGACGGCACATACCGTTATCACCGATTGATTACAAGAAACCTGCACCGCGTTGTGCAATTAGTAAATGAATCTTAAAAATTAAAACTATGAGCGAAATTTCAGGAAGACTAATTAACATGAAAGTCAGGGCAAATGGAACCGTAGATGCCTTCAAAACACTTGTATGTACGGAGGATAGCCAGTTTCAGATATCAAATGAAATATCTGAGCGCCGTACAAACTGCGGTGTAAAAACCGGTATTTCCGATCCGACATTCAATGCTTCGGGTAATGCTGTTCAAAATCCAACTCCAACAGCAGAGGAAGTAAGTTATAATGATGTTAAGGCCTGGCAGATTTCAAAGCAAAAACTTGACTTTAATTATATCAGTGAAGCTGATGTAGTCAATGGATTTGCTGAAGGAGATGGAGTAAACACATTTGGATCAGGGTACTTTACCGAGTCAACGTTTTCCGGCTCTGCTGAAGCTGATGGAATGGCTTCATTCAGTTGGACATTTACCGGAACAGGTACCATTGATGAATATGACGTAGAATCTGGAAGCTAATGAATGGTTCATGTAACATAACAATCAACGGTCAACCCGTTGGGCTGAAGTTTGCTTACCCCGCAATTAAGTGGTTCACTGAAGCTTCAATGAAAGATGATGGCATTTTCTTCACACCTGGTGAAGATTCAACATTCACCGTTGAAGGACTTGCCAAACTAATTCAGTGTTCTTACAGAAACCAATGCCTATTAAAAGAAATTGAGCCATCACTTAGCTATGAAGATTTTTTTAATTACGTTGAAGACAACCAGGATTCTGAAGAAGGGCAGAAAGAACTTTTGCGAATAACAGAAGTTTATGCCACTGCTTCAGTCATTAAGAGGTTGATAGATGCGCAAAAAAAAAATCAGCAGAACGGAGTAATGGTAAGCCAATAGACTTTGATCAATTGGAGGAAATTCTTTTTGGGGAATTAGGAATCAGACCCTGGGAGCTGGCTCAGATGACATATAAAGAGGTCATCCTGTCTGTTCATGGGTTAAGAGAAAGAGATAAGATGCTGAAGGGATGGATCCGGCGAGCTACCTATATAATCGGGGCAAGCAATTTCGGCGGAAAAGCCGTTAATGATAAGTTTAAAAGGCTATGGCCCGATGAAGATGAAGCTACTTCTAATATAGGGGAAAGACAAAGAAGGCAGTTGAAGCGATTCAAGGAAAACGAAGCGCGGAAAGAGCTAATAAAATTTCGTGAAGCTGAGGCAATGAAAAGGGCTAAACACAAAATAGATGGCAGAACTTAAACTTGTCATAAGCGCTGATGTAAAGCCAGCCGAACAGGCTTTAAAAGCTTTTCTAGGCAGTATTGATAAGATTACG